TTGCCTACTGCCAAGAGCAGCATGGACTGGGGAGTCGCTGCGGCGGCGTCCCTTTTTTGCCGTGTCCGGGGAGTTTTGATGCTGGTTGGCCGCAGCCACCTCCCCGGCAGGCCATTAACACAGGGATAACTATGTATCACACCACCGCAATTCAGAAACGAGAAAACCGAGGCTGCCACACCTGCGAGGCGAACCTGACCTGTCAATGGGTGCGGGGCATAGCGGTCTCAGCACGGCCTGAGTTTATCTGTCAGAACTACACGAACCGGGGCAAGGATCAGAATGGGGAGAGAAAGGATAATGGCTGAACGGGGCAGACCAAGAACGGAGATTGACCTTGATATGGCAGAGAAACTCGGATCGATCTGGTGTACCCTGGCCGAGTGTTCGGCAATGATGGGAATACCTGTCGGAACGCTGTCCACCCGCCCGGATTTTACAGAAGCCTATAAAAAGGGCTGGGAGCAGGGCAAAATGAGTTTGCGGCGGGATATGCGGAAACTGGCCAAAACTAACAGCACGATGGCAATATGGCTATCGAAACAGCATCTTGGCATGAGCGACCAGCCCGCTGATGATGATGACAATTACGAGTTCGTGGACCAATACATTCGGAAGAGGGAAAATGAAACTGACCAAGCTTAAATATAACCCAGACAACCCACGCAGGATAAGCCCCGACCAACTCGATAAGCTGGTCAAGAGCATCGAATCCCTGCCTAAAATGATGGAACTGCGGCCTATTGTTTATGACCCCAATACGATGTATGTTCTGGGCGGGAATCAACGCCTGGCAGCCCTGCGCAAGATGGGCAAGACCGAAATTCCCGATACATGGGTCAAATCCACAGACGAAATGACCGAAAAAGAGAAGCGGGAGTTCGTCCTGCGTGACAATGTCCAAGCTGGCGAATGGGACTACTCCGTGCTGGATGAGAACTTCGCCGACTTCGACCTGGACGATATTGGGATTGAGTTGCCGTCTTTTGCTGACGATGATACCGAAACCGAAGAGGACGAAAACCCCTATACTCAGAAAATCGAAACTCCAGTCTATGAGATCAAGGGCGAGAAGCCGGAACTGTCCGAATTGGTCAACACTGCCAAGCATGACGAACTGATTAAAGAGATAGACAAGTCGGACGCTCCAGAAGAGGTCAAATCCTTTCTACGGACGGCGGCACAGCGGCACACAGTATTTGATTACGGGAAAATAGCCGAGTATTATGCTCATGCTCCCGCAGACATTCAACGACTTATGGAGCGCTCTGCGCTTGTGATAATTGATTTCAACGATGCGATAGCGAACGGGTATATCAGAGTTAGCAAAGAGATTGCAGAGCTATATAGGGATGAATATGGCGATGTGGAGCGATGATTTCGCCGTATTCATACTGACATACGGAAGACCCAATGCGCAATATACCGCTGAGACACTAAATAGGTGTGGATATACTGGTAAAATATACTATGTATGCAGCACAGACGATAAAACGCTGCCGGAATATCAGGATAAATATGGCTCTGATGTTTTGACATTTGACAAAGACGAGGTAGCCAAACAAATGGATCTTGGCGACAACTTCGACGACAAAAGAGCCGTTGTCTATGCCCGTTGCGCCATATACGCAATAGCAAAAACCGTTAAAGTAAAGTATTTTCTTGTTTTGGACGATGATTACTGCAAATTCAAATTTCGTATAGCTTCTGATCTACAATATTCAACAAAAAATCAAGTTATGCACCAGGGCCTTGATCGCTTGTTTGAAGTCTATTTAGCATATTACAAAGAGATTAACGCAACAACTATCGCTATGGCGCAGGGCGGTGATTTTATCGGTGGGGCCGAAAACGACCAGATAAAGTTTTATCGTTCAAAACGAAAGGCGATGAATACATTTTTTACGGCCACAGATAAGCAAATAAACTTTGTGGGTCGCATAAACGAGGACCTTACAACATCAGTGATAGAATCTATCCGAGGAAATTTGTTTCTAACGATACCATTTACCAGCGTACAACAAAAAGAAACACAGCTAACACCCGGCGGGCTTACGGAAATTTATCTCAATCTCGGAACCTATGTAAAGTCGTTTTATTCGGTTATGTTCGCCCCGTCTTGTGTTAAGGTGGTAACGATGGGGAATAAGTTTCGCCGCTTACACCATCAAGTAGCGTGGAATCATGCCGCACCAAAAATACTGAGTGAAAAACACCGGAAAATAAGTTGATAGTCAACGCCGATAACACCCTCTGCCACCAATACGAGTTTGCTTTCGCGCCGCCTGACGCCGTGAAGCATCCCGCCATTGTCGGCGGCTTTGGCTGCGGCAAGACCAGATCCATTCCCCTGCGCTGGGTGCGGCTGATAGACTGGAGGGCAAGAGAACAGAAGCGCAAGGCCAGGCTGATGATCGTGGAGCCGACCTATCAGATGGTCCGGGATGTCTTGGTCCCGGAGATGCAGGGGTTTTTTAACGATCACCATATCAAACACCGTTACCACAAGAGCAATCACGACTTTGTTATTCGCTTGAATGGCATAGACTTTGTGGCGATGCTGCGCTCTGCGGACAAGCCGTCCAGCCTGACAGGCAAGACAGTATCAGACGCCATAATTGACGAGTTCGACAAGATCACGGGCATCCAAAACCAAAAGGATGTCTGGAACGAGTGCATCGCCAGAACCCGCAAATATGAGCATGGCACGGTCGCCGCAGTCACCACGCCGGAAGGGTTCAGATATACCTACGAGCTTTGGCAGGAAAAGAACGCAGACAACCCCAATTTCAAGCTGATCAAGGCGCGGACACGGGACAACACTTTCCTGCCCGCCGACTATATCGACAATATGGTGGCCCAATACGATACCCTGCTGGCCGCCCAGTATTTGGAAGGCGAATTTGTCAACCTCAACAACAGCATGGCATACTATATGTTCCGGCGCGATAAACACACCGCACCACAGGGACTGAATCCAGAACTGCCCGTCTATATCGGCATGGACTTCAACGTAAATCCCATGACCGCCGTGGTACTGCAATCGGAGGGCAATCTATACAGGGCTGTATCGGAGTATTGGCTGCCTAACAGCAACACCCGGGCGATGGCGCAACTAATCGCCGCTGACTGGTCGCAATATGCCGTATATATTTGCCCCGATATGACCGGGGGCGCAAGGAAAACATCTGCCGATTATACTGACATCGACATCCTAAAACAGCACGGATTCCAGGTCTTGGGTAGCCGAAACATCACGGAGCGGGCGAGGCTGAACATCGTGAACAACCTATTCGACAAGGATCGGCTTGTGATAGACCCGAAGTGCAAGCACCTTGTCAATGACCTCGAAAAGGTGGTCACGAACGAATACGGGCAGGTGGCGAAAGAGAAGGATAGCCAGCTTACCCACATATCAGACGCGCTCGGCTACGCAATGGTCGCCCTGGAGAATAAGCCGCCCAAGTGGGGCATACGCTAACACTATAACCTTGGAGATACAATGATTGACGAAGTTTTATTGAAAGACGCTAATGGGGTATCAATCCCGGTGTTCTGCCCCGGTGCCACAGTGAAAATTAGCCCAAGCGGTGCGAGTGCCGCAACTGACGCCGTGATCAACGCCACCGACTATCAGCTTGTGCGGATCGTGGCTTCTGCCGCCATGCACATAGCTATTGCCGCCGACCCCACCGCCACCAATGCGGACATGTATCTGCCCGCCTCGATGGTGGACTATCTCATCATTCCGAAAGGCTGCAAGATCGCCGCTATCGGAACCGGGGACGTGTATATCACCCTCCACGCCAACTAATGACCCGGTATCGGCAGGGGCAGAACAATGATTGATTTTAGCAAACAGCGGGCAGCGGCAAAGTGGGGCGAGGATGTGGAGCGCAGGAAGCGGGCAAGCCGCTATATTGACTATTACCGCAATAACCAGACCGAACACCTGACGGACATCCTGCACAAACTCTATCCCAAAGAATGGGACATGATGTCCAAATACGCCACGACCTACGCCCTAACCTCTGCGCTGATAGACGACATGGCGCTCGTGTTCCAGACCCCCGCAGACATCAGCATCGAGGCCAACGATGCGCAGCAGGACAAGCTGGCCGAGCTGATCGATCAATCGCATTTGCCTACTCGCTTGATCCAGGCCGACCGCTACGCTGAACTGCTGAACAAGGTCGGAATCTGTCCGCGTTGGCACACGGATCAAAAGTATATCGTGCTGGACTTGATCACGCCCGACCGCTGCATCGTGGAGCAGGACCCGCAGGACCACGCGAAAGCCATCGTGGTCAAGTATTTTCTATCCGAAATGGAGAACACGCCTAACGGAATGGATAGCGGGCGTTGGGCGGTCTGGACTGCCGAGGAATACCGGGAAGTGCGGCTTGGTGCAGACGGGCAGGAGATAGGCGAAACGCTCAAGCAAGAGCCGAACCCATACAAGCGCATACCCATAGCCTGGTTCACCACGAGCGCCGAGCTTGACGAGTTCTGGCCGGACAACGGGTCGAGCATAGTGGCCGCCAATGAGGTTGTCAACCTCCGGCTTACCAATCTGCAAATCATGCTGGACTATCAGGCGTTTTCGACGCTGGTCACGAAGGGATTGCCGGAATCGCAGACCATACCCTGGGGCGTGACGCACCGGCTCAATATCCCCTACACCGCCAGCGGGGACATAATGGGCGGCGCCGAGTATATCACGCCCAGCCCGAAGATCACCGAATATTGGGAAATAACGAATCAATACATAACGAACGTTGCCCGGCTTAATGGCCTGTCCGCTCAATCGTTTTCCCGTGACGCCAGCAGCTTTACCTCCGGCTATCAACTGAAACTGAGCAAGCAGGACATAATCAACCGCAACGTGCTGAAGCGTGAGTTTTACCGGGAATCGGTGCGGGAACTAATCATCCTGATGATGGAGTGCTATTCGATCAACAACAACTTCCGCTTCCCGCCCAACCCGGAAGTCCTGATCGACTTTGCGGATATAGCGTTTGAATCTAACCCGCTTGAACAAGAGCAGCTTTACGCTATGCAACTGAGCAATGGCACGATTGACCGGGTGCAAATCCTAATGGATCGCAACCCCGACTTGACGGAAGAAATGGCGGAGGAGGCGCTCGCCAAAATACAGGAGCGCAACGCCCGCAGAAACACAGCCACCACAAACAACCTAAACGCCGCGCTTGGCGTTGAGGATGAGGATGCTGATACACTCTGATTGCCTCGAAGCTCTGCGCAATCTGCCCGACAACAGCGTGGATTCGGTTGTCACCGACCCGCCGTATGGCCTGTCGTTTATGGGTAAGCGTTGGGACTATGATGTGCCGAGCGTGGACATCTGGCAAGAGTGCCTCCGTGTGCTGAAGCCGGGCGGTCATCTGCTGTCCTTTGCCGGGAGCCGCACCTATCACCGCATCACCTGCGCCATTGAGGACGCTGGCTTTGAGATTAGAG